CCCGTCGTCCGCGTGGTCGGCAACGAATGGGAAGTGGACGGTCGGTTGTACGTCTCGGGCTTGGTGCGCAACGCCAAAGACGCCCAGCGAATGTACAACTACTGGGTTTCCCAAGAAGCCGAGATGCTCGCCCTTGCTCCGAAAGCCCCGTTCATCGGCTACGGTGGGCAGTTTGAGGGTTACGAGCAGCAGTGGAAGACCGCCAACACCAACAATTGGCCGTATCTCGAAGTCAATCCGGACGTTACGGATGGCTCGGGTAGCGTGCTGCCGTTGCCCCAGCGTGCTCAGCCTCCGATGGCTCAGGTTGGCCTCATTCAGGCCAAAATGGGCGCTGCCGACGACATCAAGGCGACCACAGGCCAGTACGACTCAAGCATTGGCGCGACCTCTAACGAGAGGTCTGGCAAGGCGATTTTGGCGCGTGAACGGCAAGGCGACACCGGCACATACCACTACGTTGACAACCTGGCGAGAGCCATTCGCTATGTCACGCGCCAACTTGTTGACCTCATCCCCAAGATTTACGACACGCAGCGCATCGCCCGTATCATCGGCATTGACGGTGAGACCAAGACGGCGCGGATAGACCCCACTCAGCCTGAGCCTGTCCGCAACATCGTGGACGAGAACGGCATCACGATTGAGAAAATATACAATCCGTCTGTCGGCAAGTACGATGTCTGCGTGACCACTGGCCCGTCGTACATGACCAAGCGTCAGGAATCAATGGAGGCCATGTCGCAGATTCTGCAGGGCAACCCGCAGTTGTGGGCTGTTGCTGGCGACCTATTCGTGAAAAACATGGACTGGCCGGGCGCGCAGGAGATGGCCAAGCGTCTGCAAAAGACGATTGACCCCAAACTGCTGCAGGACAACGACGAGAATCCCGCCTTGGAAGCCGCAAATCAGCAGATTCAGGCAATGGGGCAGGAAATGGAGCAGATGCACCAGATGCTCCAGAATGTCCACAAGTCTATTGAGGCGCAGGAGCAGAAGCGGAAGGACTACGAGGCGGAAATTAAGGCTTATCAAGCCGAGACGCAGCGTATCTCCGCCGTGCAGGCCGGTATGTCCGAGGAGCAGATTCAGGACATCGTAGCCGGTACAATTGCTGCCGCCATCCACACGGGCGACCTGATTGGCGATATGCCCGAGATGCAGATGCCCGAGTTTAGTGAAGGCGAGATGCCCCAGCAGCCGCCACAGGAGATGATGCAGTGAAGCCAGCAGAGTTTGTGGGGATGCTGTTCCTCGCCCGAGACGTGGCGCACAGCACTCATCTAAACACGCGGTCTTACGCCAAGCACGTTGCCCTGCAGGGGTTCTACGAAGGCGTGGTGGACCTTGCAGACAAGTTTGCGGAAGCCTATCAGGGCTACCACAACCTGATTGGCCCTATCACCGTACCTGCTGCCAAGAAGACCTCCAACATTGTGGAGTTTTTGCAGGGCCAGGTAGAAGACATTCAGGCGAATCGCTACAAGGTCTGTGACCGCGAAAACACGGCGATTCAGAACATCATTGACGAAATCGTGGGGCATTACTACGCCTCCTTGTACAAGCTGCGCTTCCTCGCGTAAGGAACTGATATGGAACTTTTGCGTCCCAATATGGATTCTTCCTACGCTGCGAAAAGCGTGGCGTTTACTGGCACTGCTGGCACGACGGGCACTTGGCCCGCAGGTCCGCAGGGCGTGCTGGTGTGGTGTACGACCGATGCCTACATCCGCGTGGGCAACGGCGTGACTGCCACGACTAGCGACACGCCAATTCCGAGCATGACGCCTATTCCGTTCTTTGTCCCCCAGTCTGCTGGTGGCGCTACGGGCGGCGAATGGCAGGTCAGTGCCGTGCAAATCACCACTGGCGGCACCCTGTACGCCAAGCCGATTAACATCCGATGAGTTACGGCGTAGGTCTGCGGAACGGAGTAGCGTTCGCGCTAGGCACTATCCCGTCCCTGACCTCGGGTGGCGGGTTGCGTCCTTCGCTGCTGCTGGATTTCCTCAGCGGTAGCCTGGACCCGCGTATCACGTTCTCCCGTGGCACGCAGGCCATGCAGTACGGCTCGGACGGCACGCTGCAGTACGCGCCCAACAACCTGCTGACGTACAGCAACCAAGCGGACAATGCTGCGTGGACGAAGTCCAACAGTTTTGTGCAGACGAATCTGCTGACGTTCAGTGACTCAGCCGTTGCAAATTACGTCACCATCAGTGGCGCGGTAGTCAACACGACACCAATCACGGGGTTTACCAACTCCGTTCGTTTTCCCGACAACTCGTCAACCATTTTTGCTTACAAGTCGTATACGGTCACTGCTAGTACCGTGTACACCATGTCTGCTTATGTGCAAATGGATGACGGAACTGCTCCGGTTTTGTCCACCAGTTCGCTGTCTGGCGATTTGACGCTTGTTGTAAACAATGACCCTGCTGGTGCTACCAATCCAACTGTAGTTGCTGTTGGTGGCGGTGTTTATCGCGTGTATGTCAACTACACAACGGCAGCATTTTCTGGTGTAAACATTGGCGTTGCAAAATACAACACGCAATCAGTCAAAGGCTTCAAGGTCACGGGTCTGCAACTCGTCCAAGGCTCCGTCCCCGGCAACTACCAAGCCACGACCTCTGCCGCGCTGCCGGTGCTGTACGCGGACTACAACGGGAATCTGCGGGCGAGGAAGTTGTGTGAAGATACTGCTAATACGCAGCATCTTGTTTCCGAAATATATTCCGGTGGTGTTGCGGGCGCTACATACACTTTTTCAGCCTATCTTGCCAAAGACACTCGCACAAAAGCCCTTGTTGCAGTCACAGACAACGCCACTGGTGATGGTCGCGTAGTCGTTGATTTAGTTGCAGGTACTTTAGGCACGCCAACGGTAAGCGGAAACTGGAGCAACGTTTCCGCAACTATATCTGCTCCTGTCAATGGCTTTTATAGAGTAGCACTGACGCTGACCAAAGCGGCAGTTGGCAACACTAGCGTTGTCGGTATCGTGATGTTGTACACCACCACGAACTCGTACACCGGCGACGGTTCCTCCGGCATCTACATTGCAGACGCGCAACTGACGCCCGGCTACCTGCCGCTGGCTGTCACGGAAACCACCTCCGCTGCGGTGTACGGGCCGAGGTTTGACTACGACCCTGTGACCAAGGTGGCGCGTGGGTTGTTGATTGAGGAGCAGCGGACGAACCTGCTGTTGCAGAGCAACACGTTCAACGTAACGTGGACGGCAAGCGCCAACACCAACGTCACTGCTGTTGCGGCAACCTCACCTGAAGGCGTGGTAAACGCTTGGCGTTTGTATGCAAGCAACGGGCTTGTATCGAATGGATTGATACAAGGAATCAGCAAGGCTGCTGCGGCAACCCAGTATACATGGAGCATTTACGCCAAGCCCGCCGGATACAACTGGATTCAACTTGCTGTTTATGACGCGGTAGCAGATGGCAATCGCTATTGGTTCAATCTTTCCACTGGCGTGCTTGGTTCTACCGCTGCTATTGGCGCGGGGTTTACGGGCGTATCTGCAACCATCACTAACATTGGAAATGGTTGGTATCGTTGCACATTGACTGCCACCAGCAATGCGGGAACTCAGTTTCAAAGTTACGCTTACCCGACTAACGGCGATGGAGTAAACACTGCGGGCGATGCTTTCACTGACGGCACGTTTATCTACGGCGCTCAGTTGGAAGCCGGAGCCTTCGCCACCTCCTACATCCCCACCGTCGGCAGCACGGCTACGAGGAATGCGGATAGTGCCAGCATCACCACGCTGACGCCTTGGTTCAATGCGGCGGCGGGGACGTTGTATGTGCAAGGACTGCACACAAATATCCCATCGTCTGCCGCTATGGCGCTAGAAATTGGAGATGGAACGGTTAACAATCGTCATGCAGTGTTTACTGCTGGCACAGCAAATTGCAACTATTACGATGTTGTTGGTGGCGTAAATCAAGCAACAATTTCGGCAAGCACATTTACAGCAAATGTTATTGGGAAGTTTTCAGCAGCATACGCGGCAAATGATTTTCAAGTTGCCGGAAATGGAACGCTTGGAGGTTCTGACATATCCGGTTCTTTGCCTGCTGGGCTAACCACCATGTTTATTGGCAACAGTATTGGTTCAACTTCGTTTTGGAACGGCTGGATTAGCAGCATCCGCTACTACCCTACCCGCCTGCCCAACGCCTCCCTACAGAGCATCACGGTATGACCGACCTGTACCTTCGCTTCGCGGACGAAGCCGAGTCGCTGCCGTTGCTGTTTGACGGGGAGACGCCAAAGTACTCCTGCATGGATGTCATCGGCACGTTCTACAACGTGGACAACACCGACCCGCAGAACCCCATCGTCACTCCGATACCGGGTTGGTGCGTAAACGTGCGGGTGCTGGAGGGAGAGGACGGCACGCCGTTGGAACCGTACCGGGTTGACCCTGAGCCTGCCATTTGGAGGCGCGTATGGCTTTGAAAATGCCGCCGATAGACAAACAAGGTCACTTCTGGTGGGGCTGGGCGATTGCCGCCACCCTATACCCGATAGACCTGTGGTTTGCCATCCTTGTAGCTGGCCTTCTGGGCGCGGCTAAGGAGATTTGGGACGCGCAGGGCCACGGGACGCCCGACGTATTGGACTTCGCCGCAACTGCCCTTGGCGGGGCTGTGGGGGCGTTTTGCTGCCTAGTGTTGACTTCGCTGTAGTGCGGAGTAGACTGATTCTAAACGTACTGGTGCGATACACCAGGGATTCTCAGGAATCACCATGTCAGATGTTGAAGTTGTAGCGGCTGAACCCGCGCCGGAACAGGTGGCCACGGCATCCCCTGAGACCGCAGTAGTTGAAACGCCGGAGGCTGAAGTCGTCGCCCCCAAAACCTTCACTCAGGAGGAATTGGACGCCGCCATCAGCAAGCGTCTCGCAAGAGAGCAGCGTAAGTGGGCAAGGGAACAGGCCATGCAGGCGGCGCAAGCCGTACCGCAGCAGCCGTTGGAAGTCCCGCCGATGGAGCAGTTTGAGTCGCCGGATGCCTACGCGGAAGCGTTGGCGTACAAGAAGGCGCAGGAACTGATTCAGCAGCGGGAAATGCAGCGGCAGCAGGCTGAAATCCTGTCGGCTTATCACGAACGTGAGGAAGTGGCGACGGAACGCTATGCAGACTTCAAGCAAGTCGCATACGGGGACCACGTCCGAATCACGCAGGTGATGGCAGACACCATTCGCGCATCCGAAGTCGGACCGGACGTAGCCTACTACCTCGGTTCCAACCCCTCGGAAGCCGCGAAAATTGCCGACCTGCCGCCGTTCTTGCAGGCGAAGGAGATTGGTAGGCTGGAGGCAAAACTGCTGTCCGACCCGCCAGTCAAGAAGACAACTTCTGCGCCACCGCCGATTGCACCTGTTACCGCCCGTGGGGCTAAACCCCCGGCCTACGACACCACCGACCCCCGGTCTGTAAAGACCATGAGTACGTCGGAGTGGATTGAGGCTGACCGGCGGCGGCAGATTGCGAAGTGGGAAGCGCAGCGTCGATAACCCGCTACGAAACCCATTCGTAATCGGGAAAGTTCTTAGACGAGCATCTTTGACGAAAAGTGGCTAAATGAACACCTGCTACGCGAGCCGCAGCAGATGCAGACGGATAGAGGACACCTTGGAAGCGACATTCACGTTTTGGGCCGACAACAGCAAGGATTGCAGCTTTTTTGGCTTGCGTGTCCTTGCTATCAGTCGTGCCCAGGCGAAGAAGCCGCATCTTTTCTCGGGTTTCTTCCGTTCGAAAGTAGTGACCGTTCAACCCATGATGGCGTTCCGCAAAATGTTCTTTTGCGGTTACGCACTCAAGGTTTTCCGCACGGTTGTCCGTTTTGTCGCCGTTGATGTGGTGAACTTGCTTTTTGGGGTCAAAGTTATCCAACCAGCAAGCAGCTACAACACGGTGCATAAGCCGCTGCCTGCCAAGAGACAAGTACCCGCAATTGTGCTTGTTAGGCGTGTAAGGGTGCAGTTGTCTAAGAACTTTTCCGCAGCGCGAAACAGCGTAAAGATGGTCAAACACACGGTATTCAATTCCGTCCATCGTAAAGCTAATCATGTTGGCTCCTCCCAGAGCGTTATGATGGGGCAACTTTACCACAAACATCTGGAGATGTAAAAAGTGTCGAACTCACTGCTTACGATTGATATGATTACCCGCAAGGCTCTCGCCATTTTCGAGAACGAGCTGGTACTCACCCGCAACGTCAACCGCCAGTACGACGACTCGTTCGCCGTGGAAGGCGCAAAGATTGGTTCCACCCTGCGTATCCGTCTGCCGGACCGCGCTCTGGTGACCGACGGTGCCGCCCTGCAGGTGCAGGACGACAACGAGCAGTACACCACGCTTGCCGTGTCCAGCCAGAAGCACATCGGCGTGAACTTCACGTCGGCTGAACTGACCATGCAGTTGGACGACTTTGCTGACCGCGTGCTCAAGCCGCGTATCAGCCAGTTGGCCGCTTCCGTGGACGCTGACGTGGCGAACTCGTTCAAGAGCATCTATCAGTCGGTCGGTACGCCTGGCACCACGCCGGGTACGTCGGCTGTCCTGCTGGCGGCTCACCAGAAGCTGAACGAGCAGGCTGCCCCCATGAACCTGCGCTACGCGACGGTCAACCCCGCCGCCAACGCTGGCCTTGTGGAAGGCTTGAAGGGCTTGTTCAACCCGACTTCGACCATCAGCAAGCAGTTCAAGTCGGGCATGATGGGTGAGGGCGTGCTGGGCTACGACGAAATCAATATGTCGCAGTCCATCAAGCAGCACACCACGGGCGACTGGGGTACGTCGATTACGGTCACCTCGACCATTTCGACGCAGGGCACGACCTCCATCGGCCTGAGCTTCACTGGCTCCAGCAAGACGTGGAACGTCGGTGACGTGTTCACCATCGCTGGCGTGTTCTCGGTCAACCCGCAGACCCGTGAATCGACTGGTTCGCTGCAGCAGTTCGTTGTGACTGCCGCCGCCTCCGGTTCGTCCACGGCGACCGTGACGGTCAGCCCCGCCATCTACACCTCGGCTCACGCGCTGGCTACGGTCAACTCGTTCCCGCAGGCCAGTGCGGTGGTGACCATGCTCGGCTCGGCTGCGACCCAGTACGCGCAGAACCTGGTCTACCAGAAGGACGCCATCACGTTCGCCACTGCCGACCTCCTGCTCCCGCAGGGCGTGGACATGGCCTCGCGTCAGGTGCACAACGGTATCTCGCTGCGTGTCGTGCGTCAGTACGACATCAACAACGACCGTATGCCCTGCCGTATCGACGTGCTGTACGGCTACTCGGTCATCCGTCCGCAGGGCGCTGTCCGGATGTGGGGCTAAACGCCCTTGTGACCCCGGTGTAACAGCCGGGGTTCCGGATTTATACAGAAATTAGCGAGTTTAGGGAGTTTTATCATGCCTATCCCCTCAGTTGGTAGCGGTTACCAGAACACTGACGGCAACGTCAATGAGCCGATTCTTTTCATTCAGGGCGCTCCGGCGGCGGTTTCCGCTGCTGGTACGCTGACGGCGGCGCAGATTCTCACGAATCTTGTCGTGTGCAGCGGCACCCCCGGCACCCAGACGCTGCCCACCGTGGCGCTGCTGGAGGCCGCGCTCGGCAACAGCAAGGTTGATGCTGGTTTTGAAGTCAACTTCATCAACACGGCTGGCACCACGCTGACCGTTGCTGCTGGCACCGGCTGGACCATCGTCGGCGCAGCGACTGCTGCTACGGCGACCTCGGCTGCGTTCCGCGCCCGTAAGACGGGCGACGGTGCGTGGACCTTGTACCGCCTCGCCTAACGGCACTGGGAAAGGGGGCTTCGGCCCCCTGACCCTTTATGGTCATCTACCTTACCCACCCCGTCCACGGCACCAAGGTCGCCATCAGCACCTTTGAGGCCGAGGCGGATGAAAAGAACGGCTGGTCGCGGTACAATCCCGACACGCCGGCCGAGGCGGCTCCGGTTAACGAACTTGCTGTTCGCCGTCGAGGACGACCCCCCAAGACCGCTGAGGGTTAATCATGGCTACCGCGAGTGAACTCATCAACGGCGCATTGCGTCTGCTAGGCGTGCTGGCTGAGGGTGAAGTTCCGTCTGCCGCTACGGCGGATGACGCGCTTGTTGCCATGCAGCAAATGATTGATTCGTGGTCTACGGAACGCCTGTCCATCTTCACCACGCAGGAACAGGTGTTCACTTGGCCTGTCGGGCAGTTGAGCCGCACCCTTGGCCCCACGGGTGACTTTGTAGGCAGTCGTCCCATTCAGATTGACGACAGCACCTACTTCATCGACCCGTCCAACGGCATCTCGTTTGGCATCAAAATCATCAACCAGCAGCAGTATGACGGCATTGCGGTCAAAACCGTGACATCGTCCTACCCGCAGGTGATGTGGATTAACACCAACTACCCGAACCTTGACTTGCACATCTACCCAGTGCCGACCCGTGCGCTGGAATGGCACTTTATCTCGGTAGACCCGCTAGACCAGCCTGCCACGCTGTCCACGGTGTTTGCGTTCCCGCCAGGCTACCTGCGTGCGTTCCGCTACAACCTTGCCTGCGAGATTGCACCTGAGTTTGGCGTGGAACCCTCGCCGCAGGTGCAGCGCATTGCGATGTCCAGCAAGCGGAACCTGAAGCGCATCAACAACCCCGGCGACATCATGGGCCTGCCGTACAGCATCGTGGGGACGAGGCAAAGGTTTAACGTGTACGCCGGGAACTTTTGATTACTAAATGGTACAGGCAGCATGATACCTACGCTTTGCCTCAAGGTAGACTTGATGCGCTTCTTCAGGCGTAGCGTAGTCGCCAAGCCACTTAGTTTTGCCTTTGTAAGACATGGTGGCGCGCCATTTGTTTTGAAAAAAGATGACGCCCATAAAGCCGGATTTGTTTCGGCGGTTAGGCTTGCGAACGTTTTGCGAATTGCCATCAGCCAAAACTACGCGCAAGTTGGCAATTCTGTTGTCCGCTTTTTGCCCGTTGATATGGTCAATCAAGCCCGTAGGCCATTCGCCGTGAACATAAAGCCACGCAAGACGGTGCGCTTTGTAAATCTTACCCTTGATGCCGATGGTGCTGTACCCAATACGTTTTTCAATGCATCCGGCCACCATGCCCGCTTTGACGGCTTTGCTAGGGCGAATAAGCCAAACAAACACCCCAGTTTCTGGGTTATAACTAAGAACTTGCTTCAGTTCATCTGCCGTAAGACTTTCGGTAGCCATAAACACCTCGCAGTAATTGACATGAATACTAACCTGCAAATTACTGCGGTGCAAGCATGAAAACTCCCATCCTCGGGGCGGCGTACGTTGCTCGTTCGGTCAATGCGGCAGACAATCGTTGCATCAATTTAATGCCGGAAGCCGTGCCCGAGGGTGGTAAAGAACCCGGCTTCCTGAACCGTTGCCCAGGCTTACGCTTAGTCGCAAACATGGGCATCGGTCCTATTCGCGGCTTGTGGTCGCACGGCGGCTATCTGTACGTTGTGTCGGGCACAGGCTTCTACCAAGTGACTTCCGGCTACGTTGCTACCCTGAAGGGTATGGTGACGGGTACTGGCCCTGTGAGCATGGCAGACAACGGCACGCAGTTGTTCATCGCTTGCAACCCTGACGGGTTCATCTACAACTACAACACCGACGTATTCCAGCAAATCACTGACCCTGACTTCTACGGGGCGGTGAACGTAGGCTACCTTGACGGCTACTTCGTTTACAACCAGCCCAACAGCCAGACGGTGTGGATTACCTCCTTGCTAGACGGCCTGTCAGTAGACCCGCTGGACTTTGCCTCGGCTGAAGGCTCACCTGACGGGCTGGTGTCCCTTATCGTGGACCACCGCGAACTGTGGCTGTTTGGCACGGATTCCACAGAAGTTTGGTACAACTCGGGCGAGGCGGACTTTCCGCTGACCCGCATTCAGGGCGCATTCAATGAAATCGGATGTGTCGCCCCGTACTCGGTTGCCAAGCTGGACAATGGCATCTTCTGGCTGGGTGCTGACGCACGCGGGCAGGGAATTGTCTACCGCGCCAACGGATACACGGGACAGCGCGTTTCTACTCATGCAATTGAGTACGCCATCCAGTCTTACAGCACTATTTCGGACGCCGTTGCTTATACATATCAGCAAGAGGGCCACGCATTTTATGTGCTGAGTTTTCCGACTGCTGGCAAGACTTGGGTGTACGACGTTGCGGTCAACTCCTGGCATGAGCGTGCGGGTTTCCTAAACGGCGATTTCACCCGCCACCGCAGCAACTGCCAAGCCGCCTTCAACAATGTCCCGCACGTTGGCGACTACGAGACGGGCAACGTGTATGTCCTTGACCTGTCGGTCTACGCGGACAACGGGTCGCCGCAGAAATGGCTGCGTTCGTGGCGTGCCATCCCCACGGGGCAGAACGACCTGAAGCGCACCACGCACCATATGCTTCAGTTGGACTGCGAGACGGGCGTGGGGCTTATCAGCGGACAGGGGTCTACCCCACAGGTCATGCTGCGCTTTTCGGATGACGGCGGTCACACTTGGTCTAACGAACGCTGGGTCAGCATGGGGGCTATTGGCACCTACGCTGCCCGTGCCATTTGGCGGCGGCTTGGCATGACCACGGAACTGCGCGACCGTGTCTACGAGGTTAGCGGCACCGACCCCGTCAAGTTGGTCATCATCGGCGCTGAACTTGCGGTAAGCGGCACCAATGCCTAGCAACCCGCTAGATATCACCCAAATCCCCGCCCCGCGTGTTGATTTCATCGACAAGCGCACGGGGCTGATGGCGCGTGAGTGGTATCGGTTCTTTGTCAACATCTACAACCTTGCGGGCGGCGGCAACAGCACTGCCTCGCTAGATGACCTGCAGGTAGGGCAGGTTGGCGGGGCGTCTTTCGACTCCATCGCGGAGATGATGAAGACGCTGCAGGAGTTGGAAATCCAACCGCCTGTAGTGCCGTCCACTGGCGGCGGCACGACCTACTCGGTATTCACCTCCACCACAAATGGTCTTGCCCCCGCGTCCGGTGGCGGCACTAGCAATTACCTTCGTGCTGACGGCACTTGGGCAACCCCGCCTGGCACTGGCGGTGCAGCAGTTGCCAACCCAACAGCTTTGGTTGGCCCCACGGCGGTCAACGGCGTGGCGGCTACCGTCATGCGCTCGGACGCTGCCCCTGCGCTAGACCAGACCGCCAACTACACGATGACAGGTTCGTGGACGTACAGCCGCGCAGGTACAACCTCCGCGCTGAGCATCTACGCCAACGCTACCGCATGGCAGTGCGTGGCAGGGTTTGCCGGTGCTGCCGAGTTCAAGATGGACATCGCTGGCACGGCTACCGGCCTTGGCGTGTATGTCGGCGGCACTCGCTACCTGAATGTCACCTCGGGCAACGTAGACATCCCTGCGGGTACGCTGACGGTCGCCAGCACTAGCGTCCGTGATGGCGGCATCCTGACCTCGGGCACAGTCAACGCCGCCCGTCTGCCGACGTTTGGCACGGCTGCAGCAGGTATTGTCCCCGCCTCGGGTGGTGGCACAACCAACTTCCTGCGGGCAGACGGTACTTGGGCTGCGGCGGGTGGCGGCACGGCGGCTAACCCTACGGCATCCGTTGGCCTGACGGCGGTAAACGGTGTCGCCACGACCTATATGCGGTCGGACGCTGCTCCTGCGTTGGATGTGACCATCGCCCCTACTTGGTCGGGCTTGCACACGTTCTCGCAGCGCATCACCAACACCTCTACGACCAGTGCCGCCGCTACTACGGGCGCGTACACCTATGGTGCGCTGTCCTACTCCGACAGCAACAACCTTGCCGTGCTGCAAAGCAACGTCGGCGCGTACAACCAGTTGATTGTGCAGAACACTAGCGCGGGGCTTGCCGCTTCTGCTGACCTGACCATCAGCAACAACAACGGCACGGCAACCACGTTCTACGGCAACTTTGGCATGAACTCTAGCGGCTGGCTGGGTACTGCCGGTTCCGCTACGTTCAACGCCCCCAACGTGGTGTATTTGACCGCCACTTCGGGCGACCTTGCCCTTGGCACGACCACCTCCAACCCCATCCGGTTCGTAATAGCCGGTGGCGTGGACGCTGCCATCATTGACACCAGCAGCCGTTTGGGTATTGGCGTGGGTTCCCCCACGGCCATGCTGCACCTGAAAGCGGGTACGGCGACTGCCAACACGGCTCCGCTGAAATACACATCAGGCACCAACTTGACTACGGCAGAAGCCGGTGCGGTGGAATACGACGGTGCAGTGTCGTATTTCACTAACGATGCCTCTTCCGGTCGCGGATACCGCCCTGCCACGCAGATTTTCCGCCTGACGGCTAACGGCGCGGCTATTGGCCCTGCTATTGCCAACTTTTTTGGGGCTACCAGCGCCATCCAGTTGGCGGCGGCTGGCGTGTACGAAATCGAGGCTTACTGCTACTTCACCAAAACGACGGCAGGCACGGTGACGGTCACCGCGACTACCTCGCTAGCCCCTGCCAACCTTAGCGGAACCGTGCAGTACGGCGCGATTGTGGGCGGCACGGCGACGGGCGCGGCTAATCAAATCAACCTGTTCAACAGCACGGCTACCGGCGCGGCATTCGGCGCATCCGGTTCGCTGACCACGGCTGTCAACCATTTGTTCATTGTCAGACTGATTGTGGAAGCCAATGCCTCGGCGTCCAACTTGCGTATAAACTTCACCTCATCCGCCGGTACTGTCACGCCCTTGAGGACCAGTTACTACAAGGTCACCAGGTTGCCTGCGGGTAACTCGGGCGTGTTCGTGGCTTAAAGGAATCATCATGGCTGTCGCACTTTCCCCCGTCGCTGGCGCAGGCTGGCAGTTTTTCGACAACTCCGGCGCGGTGCTGACCGGCGGTCTGCTGTACACCTACACGGCAGGCACGACTACCCCCGTCACGACCTATCAGGACTCCGCCGGGTCCACCCCCAACGCCAACCCCATCGTGCTGGACTCGGTCGGGCGAGTGTCTGCCGAGGTGTGGCTGACCACGGGGGCGGCGTACAAGCTGGTCCTGAAGACCTCTACCGGCACGACCCTGTGGACGATGGACAACCTGCGGGGCATCAACGACGTGTCCTCGGTGGCATGGGCGGCCATCACCGGCAAGCCCACCACGGTCGCCGGATACGCCATTTCGGACGCCCTCACGACCACCGTGGCGGCATCCACCTACGCCCCCATTGCCAGCCCGTCCCTGACTGGCACGGCGTCTGCCACGGACGAGGCTGCCAACTCCTACAATATCGGCTGGCGCGACTGCCCGCAGGTGTCCAAGACCACCAGTTACCAGTTGGTCATCTCGGACCGTGGCAAGCAGATTCTGATGAACGGCACGTCTCTGACGCTGACCGTCCCTGCCAACGGCACGGTGGCTTTCCCGACCGGCACGACCATCATGGTGGTCAACACCAATTCCACCGCCCTGTCCATTGCCATCACCACGGACACCATGACGCTGGCTAACACGACCACGACCGGCACCCGGACGCTGGCGCAGAATGGCATGGCAACCCTGACCAAGATTGGCACGACTAGTTGGCTCATCGCCGGGACGGGCCTGTCGTGACGGGCATCCTTGCTGGCCTGCCGTGCATTAAGAACGCGACCCAAACCGTCTACGATTTCTCTACGGCTGGGTCGGGTACGCTCACGCTGCCAGGCGGCTTTACCACCTGCACCTTGCAGGTTTGGGGCGGCGGCGCAGGCGGCGGTAACGGCTACACGGACGGCATTTCCGACCAAGACGGCGGTGGTGGCGGTGCGGGTGGCTACAGCAAGTCCACCCTGACGGTGACGGGTGCGGGTGGACAAACCATCCTGTACACTGTAGGCGCAGGCGGTGCGGGTGGCGGCACGGGTTCCAACGGCAATCCTGGCGGCTTCTCCAACGCCTACACGGGCACTTTCAGCATGACCACCATGACTGCCAACGGCGGTGCTGGCGGTCAGCGTGGAGCCTCTGGTGGCGCAGGCGGGGCCGGCGGTACGGCGACGGGCGGTACGGTCACCAACACGACCGGCGGTGCTGGTGGCAGTCCTGCGGCGGGTACTCCGGTATCCGGTGATGGCAGTTTGACTGGCGGTGCTGGTGGCGCAGGCGGCGCGGGTCCAATAGCCCAAAAGGGGTTTGACGGCTCGGCAGGTCGCGTCCGGTTCGTGTTTAGTTAAGGAGTGGACATGGAAATCGTATTTGGTGTGTTTGTACTCGCTTGCTTTGCCTACGGGGCTTACCACGTGTGGTACGTTCCACATGGAACATCCAAAAATAGCGGCAGCAAGCCTGACGACCACGTTCACCCGGACAAGCAGTAATGACTGTCACTTTAAAGGTACTGATTCCGTCCAAGGTGGCTGAGGCTGCTCAGACCACCCAATACACGGCTGGCGGCGTCAAGACCATCATCGACAAGTTCACTGCCACGAACTACTCGGCAGCGGCGGCTACCCTGTCCGTGAACCTTGTTACCCAGTACGACTCTGCCGGTAATCAGAACCTGACCGTAAAGACCAAGTCACTGGCGGCGGGTGAGACGTACACGTTTCCCGAGATTGTCGGCCACTACCTTGAGTCCGGCGGGTACATCTCGACCATCGCAGGCACAGGTTCGGCTATCAACATCCGCGCTAGTGGGCGGGAAGTGACGTGAGCCACCGGGAGTCACTGACGGCGCACATGGAGGCACTTGAGTTGCCGCCGGATGCTGCTGCGTGGCTCCTGAACCTGTGGGATGCGATACAGGTGTTTGACGACCTGTACGACCGCGATGAGGTGTCGCGGCAGGACATTTTGAAGACCGTGTGGCGGGTGCTGGTGGCAATGCCTGCCAACCCGTTCTACAAGGCAAACGAACCGCACCTGTCCCCTATCCTTGCCAATGCTCTGTTCAAGTGGCAGGGGGCAAACGATGCGGAAGATGACTATGCCGTCAGCGAGGTTTCCTTCGTCTGGCGTGCTGCATATTACGATGTTGTTTTGATGGTAGTCGCGCTTTGTCTTGGCCCCGACAAGGCACTTGAGATGGCTCATGTAGTGATGGGGCTGTACGGCGAAAAGTACGCCGACTACCTGAAGGAGTTTGACCATGCCTAATCCGATTGTCGCCGTTGCAGGCACAAAAGCCGCTGGCAGCATATTGACTGGTTCCAAATCAGCCAAAGCCGCAAAAAAGGCTGCGGATGCTCAAGTTGCCGCACAAGAAAAGGCGCTTGCTCTCCAAAAAGAGATGTTTGACAAGCAGGTTGCTTTACAGGAACCGTTCCGTCAGGCAGGTCTTCTCAGCCAAAACGAACTGATGCGGCAGATGGGCCTGAGTGGCGATGCCGCCTCGCAGGGCTACGGCAATATGCTGCGCGACTTTACGATGGCCGATTACGAAGCCGACCCCGGCTACGCCTTCCGTTTGCAGGAGGGATTGAAGGGGTTGGACCGCCAAGCGGCTGCACGCGGTGGCCTTATCTCAGGCGCTGCCCTCAAGGCCGCTAGCGATTTTGCTGGCAAGCAGGCGTCGGCTGAGTACCAAAATGCCTACAACCGATACAACCAAAATCGGGGTCTGCGCTACGATATGTTGACCGGCCAGCAAGGCGTCGGCGCAAATGCCGTAAACGCTCTCGGTGGCGCGGCGCGTAACTACGCTACTCAGGGCGGCGAAAACATTGTTGGCGCAGGCAACGCCCGTGCATCCGGCTACCAGAACATTGCGGCGGCAAAGAACGCCATGATTGGCGGTCTGACCGACATTGGTTCGCAGCTTGCGGGCGGGTACGGCAGCACTTGGGGTGTGCAAAAGCCCTATGCGGGGCCGTCTATGGGTCCGTGGGCTAACGGCAACTAAGGAATCGTCATGGCAGACATGAACATTTATTCTCCTGGCGATATTTACGCGCCGGTCGAGCAGGCGCAGAAGTTTGCCGAGCAACAGAACGCGCTGGCTCGGCAGAAGTCTGTGCGTAACGCGCTTGCCCAAAGCATTAACCCAGAAACCGGACAGACCAATTGGCAGTTTGCTCGGCAGATGGGCGGTGTCGATGTGGCCCCTGAACTGCAGGCTGCGCAGCAGGCTGACCTGATGGCGCAAGCTGAACTTGCTCATAAGCGAGGTTTGGGAAACGAAGCAAATCTGAAAGCGCAGGGGGAATATTGGAAACTGCAACGCGACACAGCAGCACGAATCGGCGACCAGCCTTCGTGGTCGGTATGGCGCAGTTCATTGCCTGCTCAGTTTCAGCAATTTGTGCCTGAAAAATATACGCCTGAAAACCAACGCATGACGCTTGCTACAGCCGACAAAGCGCTAGAGTTGCATTTTCAGCAGGTGGATACTGAAGGCGGTGGCTATACGCTTTCTATGCCTGCAACAGGCGGCCCCGCAAAGGAGGTTCCAGGCAGTCGATATACAAAGACTATTTCTCCTAGCGAACAAAGTCGTATTAACCGTGAGTTTAACCCAAATAAAGTGGCCCACGTCACCACTGACGACCAAGGAAACAATCACTTTTTTAACAATCAAGGCGTTGAAATTAGTGTTGGCGCTGGCCAAGGTACTGGCAAGCCATCGGCGGCTGTTACAGCAGGGCGCATAAGAGCCGCAGAAACTAGTAAAAACCTTGAGTCAACGATAAAAGAACTAGAAAAAATTATAAAGCCGGGCGGGTTGCTTGACGTATCTACAGGAAGTGGTGCGGGCGCATTGGTTGACCGTGCTGCTGAGTTTGTCGGTTCGTCTACAGAAGGCGCGCAAGCAATTAGCAGGCTCAAACCAATTTCCGACATGGTTCTTAAATTGGTGCCGCGTTTTGAAGGGCCTCAGTCTGACGCAGACACTCAAAGTTACCGCGATGCGGCTGGCGACCTTGCAAATCCAAAATTGCCTCGTGAGCAACGAAAGGCGGCTGCACAAACTATTCTTCGTTTGTTTAAGCAACGTCAAGGTCAGTTTGGAACGGCTGATGCTGATGGAAATGTGGTTACGGGTGAAACGGTCCCATCTATATCAGGCGGCAGTGACATTGACGCGCTTGTTGAACGGCACAGGAGCAAGTAATGGCAACCCTTCCGCAGTTGTATGACGCGCTAAAAAACGCTGATGCTGCTGGCGCTACGGATGATGCGCGACAACTTGCTGACGCTATTGTCGCCTTGAAAGCAAAAGCCAAAGCGGCGGGCGAAAAAGCAGCGGAAGAAACATACGACCCTACTTCCGGTATGTCAGAAACTGAAAAGTTTTTTGCTGGCATGGGCGCTAACTTTGTTGGTACGGGGCGTGGCGTAAAGCAGGTTTACGCAGGACTTGCAGATTTCGTATCCCCTCGATATCGTACTCAGGCTGACCTCATCACGGGCAACGACCCTAGCCGCCTTGGACAACTACAGGATGAAGAAGCAGAAGCGCGTAGCCTAAACGCTCCGCTTATGCGAACGGGTGCGGGTACTGCAGGAAATGTTGCGGGCGCTGTTACATCATCGCTGCCGCTGTTGTTTGTGCCGGGCGGTCAAAGTCAAGCATTTCGCCTCGGCACTCAAGGTTTGCTTGCTTCAAGCACAATAGGTGGATACACCGGGCTGTTTCAACCTACCGTAAAAGGCGAAAGCCGCGCTGGTAATGTGGCATTAGGCGCTGGCCTTGGGTTTGCTGCGCCGCTTGCGTTTCGCGCAGCTAACCGCCTTATCCAAACTGGGCGCGACCTTTTTCGACCAGAACGCGCTGCTGAAAACGCGCTTGCGTCGGCTGCTGGCGAAGGCGATGAGGTTGTTAATGCTCTCCGTAATACATCTGGCATGGAAACCACTCCCGGTTACACGCCAACTTTATCGGCGCGGGTTGCTTCTCAGGGCGTGCAAAATCCAACCATTGCGGCACTAGAGTCGCGTATTGAGCAAGCCAATTCGCCTGAAATCAATCGTCAAGTTTACAGAGCAACTCAAGAAAGGCTGACTGCGCTGCAAGACCAGTTAAAGCGTATTGACCAACGTCTTGCGTCTCAGCGAAACGCTATGACTCCGCAAGCGTATGAAACGCTTAATCAGTCGCGTCAAGGCATCTTGGATGGCATTGCTAGAGAGCAACAAGCGCTTGCAGCAGCTACTCAGCGCGCTCCTGCTGGACTGCCAAGCCGCGTAACTGAACCAGGCGTAGAACTTAAAGGCCAACGCCGCGTTCTTGAAACCGAAGTTCGTAAAAATGTTACTGACCCGGCTTATGAAGCGGCATTTAAGGCTGGCGGCAACACATTCATTTCTGTTAAAGGCATTGAGGGCGAAGTGTCGCGTCTCATGGGTCGCCCGCTTGCAGATATTCCGCGTGGCGTGTCTAGAACGGCAGACAAATTGAATGAACTTGGTGGTCGTCCGTCTACCTTGAAGCAATTGCACGACCTTCGCATTGCGGTCGGAAAAGACTTGGAAGCCGCAAATCGTCAAGGCGCAGATGCGTCTTTGCGGGAACTTGGCGCGGTCAAGGACGCAATTGATAACGCTATTGCAAACAGCAGACTTTCTGACAACGCTAAGAACCTGTACAGCACCGCCAACAGTTTGTATCAGCGTGAAATTGGCGACCGTTTCCGCACGGGCCTTGCAGAACAGTTGCGCCGTCCCGGTTCTGTAAAAGAAGGCCGCATTCTTTCTGAAGACGTGGTGTCTAAGTTTTTGTCCGGTGAACGCGGTCCCGGCGCGTTTAGTACGCTTTTCCGAAACGACCCCGCTGCTGCTGACTCAATGTCTCGCGGCGTACAAGCAATGTTTCGTAAAGAACTAGAGACCGCTTCGCCTGAAAATGTAGCGGCTGTTGCTGAAAGGTTTATGCGCCAGCATGGCCCCGCGCTAGCAGAACTTGAAAAAAACGGCGTACAAGCGCGAAGCATTTTAGCTCAAGTTCAGCAAGAAATAACCCAAAATGCTCGTGGCTCTGCTGAACTGCAAACGCTTGCTAAAGAATTTGGCAATGACAATGAACAGGCTTTCCTTCGCGGGCTAATGCTATCGCCATCAAAAATGGACGCAGCAATGACTCGCGCTACGGCTAGTGGTCGGTCAACTATTGCGTCTAATGTGGTCACCCACGTTAACAACCTAATGGAATCAAATGCTGACGATGCGTTGAGTTTTATTAACGCTAACCGTCAATCGCTTGAGCGTGCTTTGCGCGGTAGCGGCACTCGTGTAAACGAACTTGAAGATGCTGCAAGGGTTCTTAAAGAGTTCAAGGCAGTGCAGTTGCCGGAAAAGCCAATTCAGGAATCCATTGTTGACCTGTCCGCTGGATACACCGATGACCAGTTGCACTCGCTAGCGTTGGTTGCCCGAGACATTAAGGATATGCAGACCGCAGCGGCACAAGCGGCAAAAGGCCGCGCATCACCAACTCCTCACCCAGGTCGCGTTGGGCAAGAACAGGGGGATATTGGGCCGGAACACGTTCCTGGTTGGTTCTCTGCCAAAATTGCAGCGGTCAAATCTTTGTGGAAAGGTCAACAGCAAGTCATTAGCGACAAGGCGTTGGCGCGGTTGTTCTACTATATGTATGAAAACCCTGACGCTGCAATTGCTGCATTGACTCGTGGTCAGGCCCGAGCAGCTAGCGCTGCGGGTATGCGACAAACGCTAAACCGGCTTGGTACTGCCGCTGCAGCTACTGCAACTCAGGCGGCAACGCGCAGAAAAAACGCCCTTGCCCCGCCCAATCAAAACGCCCTCGCGGAGCCATGATGGAAGCCCTGCCACTGTTTGAAGCCCTCCTTGCCGTAGCCGTCTCCGTCGCTGGCTGGTTTCTGCGCTCCCTTTGGAACAACCAAACGGCGCTGGAGAAGGCCATCATGCAGCACCAGTACGAGGCGGCTGAGAAGTACGTCCGCAAGGATGACTACCGCGCCGACATCTCCGAGGTGAAGGGTATGCTGGACAAGATATTCAACCAGCTCAACACCAAGGCCGACAAGCCATGATTGGCGTTTTTGCTGCCCTCGTTTTGTCCGTCACTGACGGCGACACCTTTCGCGCCCGCGTCCCAGTGTGGGACAACGTGGATGTGGTGACCGCTGTCCGTATCCGTGGCATAGACACGCCGGAGATAAAGGGCAAATGTTCCGCTGAAAAAGCAGCGGCGCTGGAAGCCAAAGCCCGCCTAGCGGTCCTGTTGAACGGTCAAGTGCAGTTGCTCCATGTGGAACCCGACAAGTTTGCCGGTCGCGTGGACGCTGACGTTATCGTGGACGGCAAGCCTATTGCTGCCATCCTCATCGCAGAAGGGCTGGCGCGTCCCTACGCTGGCGGCGCACGGCAGGGGTGGTGTCCGTGAGTTTTGAGCAAGCGGTAGCGATGGTTCTCAAGCATGAGGGCGGCTACAGTATGGACCCGCGTGACCCAGGCGGTGAAACCCGCTTCGGCATCAGCAAACGCGCCTACCCCGACGTAGACATCCTGCACTTGACCGAGGATGAGGCCAAGGCTATCTACAAGCGCGACTATTGGGACAAACTGCGTCCGGACGAGATTCCCGAGCCGCTTGCCATCTGCCTGTTCGACGCTGCCGTGAACATGGGCCGCGACAAGGCCGTCAGGCTGCTCCAGCGGGCCTGTGGCGTGGCGCAGGATGGCGTGATGGGGGGCAACACCATTGCCGCCGCAAATCGCCTCCCAGAGGCTGTGGTGCGTTTTTCCACGGAACGCGCCATTGCCTACACTGGCATCCGTGGGTTCGATACTTTCGGCAAGGGCTGGCTGCGGCGCACCTTCTCAGTGGCACTGGAGGCTTCCAAATGACCCCACTCATCGGCGGGCTGATTGATGCCGGGTTGAAGGTGCTAGACCGCGTCCTGCCCGACCCAACGCAAAAGGCGGCGGCGCAGTTGGAGTTGCTGAAACTCCAGCAGGCCGGTGAGTTCAAGGCACTAGAAGCCGACCTGCAACTGGCACTGGCGCAGACCGAGGTCAACAAGGTTGAGGCGGCATCTGCCGACCCGTTCAAGTCTGGCTGGCGTCCTGCCGCAGGCTGGGTCTGCGTCCTCGGCCTGCTGTACCAGTTCCTGCTGCAACCCCTGCTGGCGTGGGGGTCCACCATGCAGGGCTACGCTGCTCCGCCCATGCTGCAACTAGGCGACCTGTACGGGTTGCTGTTCGGTATGCTCGGCTTGGGTGCGTACAGGTCTGTAGAACGGGTCAAAGGAAAGGCTTAACACGGTGAAACCAAACTTCGGCAGACCGTTTGGTTTTTGCGTTTGCTTTTACTGATTTTGAATGCGTCCAAGGTAGCCAAGTTGCGCCTTCCTGCTCGCACACAATGATTTCGCCGCTACGCCCCAAGCACCAATTCGCTAACGTAGAAAAGTTGATGCGGTCGCTGCCGTAAGGGTAGTGGATACCTTGCGCTTGGTATGGCGGGTCAATGAACCAAGTTGCTTTGATGTTCGGTATCTCAAAGTAATTTTGTACTTTGTGGCACTCCCAGTGCTTTATTTCGCCAACTTGCGCGGCAATACGGGCGCGACGTTTGTCGCCCCAGAACTGCGCCGTTGTGGCGTACTCTTTAGCCCACTTGCTTTTTGTCTTGCATGGCGTGACAACGCCCGTGTTCAGGCAAAAGCCAATTAGCACCCTAGCGCCTTTAGATACGTCTATCTCGTCAAGATGCTCAAACTCGGTTGGCAGCGCTAGCACTTCGTCTTTGGTGGCTTGTATAAGCCACTGCCACATATCAACTAGGTCTTGGTTTGCCTCAAACAGCATAACCTTGTGCTTGTAATGCCTTAAAGCATACCCAGCACCCCCAGCAAAAGGCTCAACAATTACGTTGTGCTGCGGCGTCGGATACATAGCGGCTATGCGATATTTGCCGCCGTAATAATTTATGAAAGTCTTCATGTTTACCCCGAGCAGATGATGCACAGGCGGTAGGGCGTTTCCCCCACCGCTTGGTTCCGGCAGCACCAACACGGCCCGTCGCCTTTAAACTTGCCGGACAACAGCTTCTGTATCGCCCTGCGCTTGCGGTACTGCTTGTTCTTGTAGTCCAGCAACTTCTGCGGCGTCTTCTTGCCAGGCTCCCTGCGCATCTGCCGCTTGCGTTCGTTTCGCTTTATGTTGCCGCAGGTACGGCACTCCGCCCGCTTGCGAATCGGCGTGGCATTGCGGAATGCCTCTAGCGGCTTTTCCTCTCTGCACTGAGAGCAGACTTTCACTTCTCACCCCTCGCACGGATGGCATTTGCGTAGTGGTCGCTGTAGTAAATGTCATCAATTGTCTCGTCGTGGTCTTCAATGTTTTCGCACACCCGCGCACACGCCTCTCGCTCATGGGCAGCGACCAGCGCGGCGAAGCGTTCCACTATCTCCCCTACTGGGTATTCCCCGACACAAATCTCCTCGTCAAATCTAGATTCACCAGACAAAGGGCAACTTTCCTTGCGGTCGAGAAAACCTGCTTCCAGCGCCATGCGGATGATGTCATCGGGGGTCATCGCGGGTCTCCTCCTGCCAGCCACGCAACGTACCAGGCGGCTTTCTTGGCCTCCTGCACCACATGGTCCTTCTCGCCCAATCGCCACAAGTACGCCATAGCCGTACCTTTGCAAAACCCACGAAACTCCTCCGGGGTCATGCAGGCGCGGATGGCGTCAATGCACTCTACATCGCCGCGCTTGTAGTGCGGCGGGTTGATGGCGTCGGTCATACGCGGTTGGCGTAGCCACACGCCGTCAGCAATTCGGCTCGTTCACGCGACACGCGCAGGGCGCTCAGGCGCTGGTGAATGCGGACAAGGAACGTGTAACGCTTCTCGCCCTCGACCTCACGCGCCAGCAGCGTCTCCAAGTCAGCCTCAGACGCCTTGTTCATCAGTGCATTCAAATCACGATAATTCATAGTCAAACTCCTTTCAGTTCTTCAAGTGCCACATCGGCAATAGCCCGCTTGTCTTGCAAAGCGGTAAACACCTTTTCGTCCACGGTCTTGTTGGTCATCAAGACGTAGACCCATACATCATGCCGCTGACCGCTGCGGTGCAATCGGCCAATGACCTGTTCGTACAACTCCAGCGACCACGGCAGCGACACGAACACCATGCGACTGCCGCCGTGCTGCAGGTTCAAGCCGTGCCCGGCAGACGCCGGATGCACCGCCAGCAACTCGACCTTGCCTGCGTTCCAACGCTCAATGGCGTTAGGGTCATCCAGCGTCACCAGTTGCGGATAACGGCGCTTGAGTTCCGCCAACTGCTCGACAAACTGGTAGACCAGTATCGTGTTGGCGTGCTGGTTCTCCTCCAGCAGTTCATCCAGCAGGTCGAACTTGTGCGACGAGAACCACACGGGCGTCTGCGTCGTCTTGAACTTGCCAGGTACGTCTGTCGCCACCGTCTCAGACTGGTAAACAAACCCCGAGGCCATTTGTTGCAACTTGCCTGTCACCACGCCCGCATTGGCAGCGACGGCCTTAGCGTCGGGGAACTCCACCACCAAGTCGCGCTTCATGCGCTCGTATGGCTCACGGTCGGGCAGGTCGCAACGCATTTCGACGATGTGAAGCGGCGGCAGTTTGTCCTTGTACTCGCCCGGCTCCAAGACAAACGTGGCGGGCTTGATGCGCGCCATGATGGACTCCAGCGCACGGGGGCGGGGCATCCAGTCGCCGTACTCGCGGTTCATGCAGATGAAGTACTGCTGCAGGAAGGCACCCTTGGACCGCCCCAGCAGCGACTGGTCAACGGCCTTGCACTGCCCGAACACGTCTTCCAAGCCGTTGGACGTGAAGGAGCCGGTCAAGCCCCAGCGCAGCGTCATGTTGTCCACGACTGTCATCAGCGCCTTGAAGCGCACGCCGGAAGGGTTCTTGAGCCGTGTCAATTCGTCGAACACCACGGCATCAAAGTCCAGTTTCTGCTTGGCAAGCCACTGCAGGTTGTCGTAGTTGGTCGCCACTACCTGTGCCGATGAGCGCAGCGCGGCAGTCCGCTGGGCAGGCGTGCCGACGGCGACGGCGACGGTAACGCCCTGCGCCCACTTCGGCTGCTCTGCAGGCCATACGGACTCCGCCACGCGCTTGGGTGCAAGCACCAAGAAGCGGCGCACGACGCCATCCTGCAGCGCGTCGCGCATGGCGGTGAGCGTGATAGCCGTCTTGCCCGCGCCGACCGGAGCGAGAATCATCGCCCGGTCATGCTCGTACAGGAAGTCCGCCGCCGTCTCTTGGTAGGGTCTAAGTTTCAAGGTAAGCCTCTACGACTGCTTGCGCGACTTGCGGGACGATGGCGTTGCCGTAGGCGCGCAAACGTCCCATGCGGGCGGTAGCCCCATCAACCAACGGGCTAGGGCAGGGTTCAGTTGCTTGCCAGCCTCGTAGCCTTCCTTGTCCCGAAACTTGGCTTCGTGCGTCAGCATCCACTGCATTTTGCCGCGCAGACTGCCCGCTGCGTCCTCGTTCGCGTTGGGCGTCGGCCACGAACCAAAGCCGCTGCCGGATATGGGGCGCTTGGACACCCGCAGCAGGGATACCGACCGCAGCGCAGGCGTAACCTTCTCCTTCCAAGTCAGTTTGAACAAGGTCGAGCCATCCGTGTCTAACCGCTGCTTCAACTTGCTCACCAAAGATGACTGAAGGTCGGCACTCGCGGATGAGACGGAACCAGTCGGGCCACAAGTGGCGCTCGTCGTTGACGCCTCGGTTGGCTCCGGCGATGCTGAAGGGCTGACAGGGGCAGCTTCCGGTCCAAACATCTCTTTGGTCGTCCCAACCGGCCAATCGCAAGGCGTGGCTCCAGACGCCGATACCTGCGAAGAAATGACATTGGGTGTAGGTCTTGAGGTCATCTGCTTTTACATCCTTGATGCTGCGTTCATCTACGTCACCAGGCGCAATGTGCCCTGCGCTAATTAGGTTGCGCAGCCATTGGGCTGCGAACGGGTCTATTTCGTTGTAATAAGCCGCCATCGGTCAATCTCCTCTTTGTTCCACAACACTGCGTGCTTCTGATTAAGCCGTGCCATCTCCGCCGCGAACATTTGCTGCAACGGCGACAGTCGGCCCTTCTTGGTCTTCAGCTCGATGAACCATGTCTGCCCATTGGGCAGGCAAACAATCCGGTCGGCTACGCCGCGCTGGGCGGGGCTGACAAACTTGTACGCCCGCCCGCCCATGCGCTCGACGGTCCAAACGAGGTAATCTTCTATCTCACTTTCTTTCATGTCAACTATCCTCGCACATAAAAAATGTGTTGACAAGCCATTTCGGCGTGGTAATCTCGCCTCCCACAAGCAGTACAGGAGAGTGAAATGGCTCACAGTTCTATCGTCGGCGGGTCTACCGCCAAGCGCGTCATCAAGTGCCCCGGCTCCGTGGCACTGGTTCAGAAGATGCCGCCCAAGCCGTCCAGCAGTTACGCTGACACCGGCACACTTCTCCACAACGCCATTGCGGAGATGCTCCAGCAGGACACGGAAATTAAGCACGTCGTGGGCAGCCGCTTCAACGGCATCGTGCTGACCGCCGAACTGGCGGAAGAGAAGCTGAAGCCCGCCCTTGCGGCGCTGGACGAGATTGACCCCAAAGCAGAAATGCAGTTTGCCGTCGAGCAGACCGTAGACTTCGGTGACGTTCTCCCCGGCGTGTTCGGCTCCGCCGACATGATTGGTCGCCTTGGCGACCGCGCCATTATCCTCGACTGGAAGTTTGGCGACGGCGTGCCCGTCCCCGCCGAAGAGTCCGAGCAGTTGATGTTCTACTGCGCCGCTGCCATGCGCACGCCCTCGCTCGCGTGGGTGTTCGACGGCGCGAAGGAAGTGGAACTCATCATCGTGCAGCCGCCGAGCGTCAAGCGTTGGGTGACCTCCTTCGACCGCATCCGGCAGTTTGAGCGTGAACTCATCTTCGCCGTGCGGCAGTCGCAGAAGCCCCACGCCACGCTGTACGCTGGCGAACACTGCCGCTGGTGCGCTGCCAAGCCGACCTGCCCGCAGATTACCGGCGAGGCCCAGCGTGCGCTGGCGACGCAAGTCGCTGCTATTGACACCAAGACGATGGGCGAGTGGCTGGCCCGCGCCGAGCAGTTGGAGTCGTGGATATCCGACCTTCGTGGCCTCGCCATGCAGGTGCTGGAGACTGGCGGTTCTGTGCCTGGTTACAAGTTGGTCGCCAAGCGCGGCACGCGCAAGTGGGCAAACGAAGACGAGGCACTGGCGGCGCTGTCGCCCATGCTGCCGTCTAATGAACTGATGGAAACGTCGCTGTTGTCCCCCGCGCAGGTGGAGAAGAAGCTGAAGAAGCTGAAGCTCGACCTGCCCGAAGGGCTGACGACGACGGTGTCCAGTGGTAACACGATGGCAAGCGAGGATGACCCTCGCCCCGCCGTGTTGATGATAGGGAAGCAGTTGACTGCTGCCCTTGGTAAGTTGGTCTAATACACTAAAGGTGAAAATCATGTCTGAAGTTGCAAAGTTCGCGGGCGCTAACCTGCCCGCCGTCACGTCCCTGACCGCCGCCCTCCGTTCGCTGGAAGTCGCCGCCCCGTCCGCCACGGCTATCCTCAAGATGGACCGCACCGGGCACTGGGTCTTTGGTGCCGACCAGACCGAAGTGGAGAGCGACAGCCTGTGGGCCGTCAACCCTTTCTCCTTCGTCCACGGCTTCATTGCTTGGGGTGACGGCGAGGTGCTGGCGGAAGTGGTGGAGTCGGTGACGAAGCCGCTGCCGCAGGTGGACGTGCCGCCGCCGGGTGCCAAGAAGGGCTGGGAAACGCAGGTGGGCATGGGCCTCCAGTGTTTCACGGGTGAGGACAAGGGTATGGATTGCCGTTACACCGCCACCTCCGTGGGCGGCAAGCGGTTCGTGCAGGCGCTGGCAGCAGCGATTGCCGAGCAGGTCGAGCGCGACCAGTCCAAGCCTGTGCCCCTCATCAAGCTCGGCAAGGACCACTATCAGCACAAGTCGTACGGTCGCATCTACACCCCCGCCTTTGAGGTGGTGAAGTGGGTCGGCATGGACGGCAAGGCTGAGACGGAAGCCGAGGCCGAAGCCCCCGAGGCTGACGAGCCGCCCGCTGCCCCGCAGCGTCGTCGTCGGATGGCCTAAGCAATAGGGGAGGGGGCCAGCAATGGCCCCTGAACCTTTAGGGGGTTCAATGTCGATTCTCTGGCTTGATATCGAGACGCGCAGCAAGTGCGACTTGCTGAAGCGTGGCGTTTACAACTACGCCGAACACCCATCTACCGAAGTGCTGTGCATCTGCTACGCCTTGGACGATGGCGACGTGAAGACATGGCGGCGCGGTGAGCCGCTGCCGCTGGAACTGGTGCAGCACAAGGGCGAGATTCGCGCCCACAACGCCGCTTTCGAGTGGCTGCTGTTGTTCAACGTGCTGGGCTTGGAGTTCAAGCCTACGCAGTGGTTCTGCACCGCTACGCAAGCCCGCGCCAACTGCCTGCCTGGTTCGCTTGAGGACGTAGGCCGTGCCCTTGGCGCGTCCATGCGCAAGGACCATCGCGGTTCGCAACTCATTCGTGCGCTGTGCATCCCGCAGGCGGACGGCACGTTCAACGAAGACCCGGCGCTGATGGAGGAACTGGAGCACTACTGTGCGCAGGACGTGCGCGCCATGCGCGCCATCTCCAAGGCCATGCGCGAACTGACCGCCGACGAGCGCCACGACTGGTACATCAACGAGTGCATCAACGAGCGCGGCATCCTTGTAGATGTCGAACTGTGCAAGGCCGCGATGTCCTACGCGACCGATGAAGCCGACGACATCACGCGCATCGTGCGCGAGGTGACCGGCGGCGCGCTGACCTCCGTGCGCAGCCCCAAGATGCGCGAGTGGGTGCATGAGCGCGTCGGACCGCAAGCGAAGAAAATGATGGTTCAGCACAAGGATGGTGAAGCGAAGGTGTCCATCGACAAGGCCACTCGCGCCAACCTGCTGATACTCGCGGAAGAGAACAGCGACGAAGTGCCGCCCGATGTGGCGGACGTTATCCAATGCGCGGACGACATATGGGCGTCCAGCGTTGCCAAGTTTGCGCGGCTCAAGGAGTTGGCCTGCCATGACGACCGAGTGCGAGGAGCCTTTGTATTTGCTGGTGGAGTTGCCACCGGTCGAGCGTCTTCATATGGAGCCCAAGTTCATAATTTCACACGTCGGTGTGTCAAGGAGCCCCAGCGAGTCCGAGACGCAATGGTTGGCGGACTCGATATCGTCCCCCATTACGGAAGACGAGTTACAGACGTTCTTAAGGGTATGCTGCGCCCTAGCATTTACGCCAAGCGCGGATATGCTCTCGTCGTAGCCGACTGGGCCGCTATCGAGGCCCGCGCTAACCCGTGGCTGTCCAACGACCTGCACGCTGAGGAAGTGCTCGACGTGTTCCGTTCGGGTCGTGACATCTACGTCCGCGAGGCGGCGGGCATCTTCCGCAGCGACGAGGCCAGTATCACTCCCGACCAGCGGCAGATTGGCAAGGTCGCCATCCTTTCTTGCGGCTATGCGGGCGGCGTAGGGGCGTTTGCGGCAATGGGCCGCGCCTACGGGGTGGTGCTGCCGGAAGAGGACGCCAAGCGCACGGTAAACGCCTGGAGGCGGGCTAATTCGTGGGCCGTCCGCTACTGGTCGGCGCTGGAGAATGCCTACCTTCTTGCAATGCGGCATAAGGGCCGGGAGTTCACCGCCGGGCGGGTGACGTACCTGTTCGACGGCGTGCATCTTTGGTACGCCTTACCGTCGGGGCGTGTGCTATGTTATCCCTTCGCTCGGTTGGAGGAAGACGGCGTGTCTTATTTGAAGGCCGCATGGAAGCCTGCCGCCGACGCAAAGGAATGGCCTAGGGCAAGACTGTGGCGAGGGTTGGCGTGTGAGAATGTCTGCCAAGCGACGGCAAATGACCTACTTCGCCATTCGCTACGTCAGTGCCCTGACGCTGTTCTACACGTCCATGACGAAATTGTTCTTGAAGTCCCGGAGGCGTCGGCTGAGGCTGCTGCTGCGGAGTTGGTGCGCGTGATGTGTACCCCTCCGGCTTGGGCCGCTGGCCTGCCGCTGAAGGCGGAGGTCAAGGTTATGACGCGATACGGGAAATAAAAAACCCCCGGCGGTCAGGCCGGGGGCTAAGGCGCACACACAAGAGGGAATCGACAGATGAACGCAATCGACTTCGTGAAGTATCTTACCTCAATCGCCCCTGAAGGCGAAACAATTCTTTTGGTGAAGCAAACGCCCCAAGAGGACAGCGACGGCTCGCGGCTTTACCACGCCGACGGCGCGCCCAAGGCGTATTTCAACACCTACCTGCCCGAGCAGTACCACCGCAGCAGCACCGCCGCTTGGTACGCCAACACGGGGTGCTTCATTGTTGAGCGCTTCGGCGCTCGCCCGTCCTTCGCCGCTGCCAATTGCGAGGCCGTGGCGTTCCTCATGCTGGACGACATCGGCACCAAGTCCAACACGCCCCCGCTGGCCCCGACATGGAAAATTGAAACCTCCCCCGGCAACTACCAGTGGGGCTATACCTTCCGCCTTGAGGACCAGCCAACCAAGGCCGACTTTACCGCCGCCGTGCGGGCGATAGCCGAGGGCGGCTTTACCGACCCCGGCGCGACCAACGCCGTGCGCCTGTTCCGTATCCCCGGCAGCGTCAACCTCAAGGCAGGCAAGGGCGACTTCGCCGCCCGCATGGTCGAGTTCCACCCCGACCGCGAGTTCAGCCTCCCCGAGATTTGCGAGGCGCTGGGCGTCGTGCCTGGCCCCGCCGACACCGCCGAAGTCCGGGCCATCCGCCTGCTGGACGACGGCAAAGACCCCGTGTTGCAGTGGCTGGCCGCCGCCGGGCACGTCTACGCCGCCCCCAACCGCGAGGGCTGGGCGGGCGTCACTTGCCCAAACGCCGCGCAGCACAGCGACGGCAACCCGGAGGGGCGCTACAACCCCACCATGCGGGCGTTTTGCTGCTACCACGGCCACTGTGGGTACATAGACAGCGCGACCTTCCTCGCGTGGGTCGAGGCCGAGGGCGGCCCTAGCGCGTCCTACGGGCTGCGGGAGGAGCTTTTAGCCGCCACGATGGGCGAGGCGCTGGAGCGCATCCGCCCGACCGAATCGTTCCCCGACACCGCTTCCGATGTAGTTGCGCAGGTGCAGCGCAAGGAGCTTGGGCGGGTGCAGAAGGCGGACTGGTTTGCCCGGTTCGCCTATGTGCAGGCCAACGATATGTTCTTCGACCTTGAAGACCGCCGCGAGGTGAGCCGCTACGCCTTCAACGCCCTATATCGGCACATTGAGTGCCATTGCGTCCACAACCCGAAGCGCAAGGTCGAGGCGTCGGTGTCGTTCGACCAGCATCGGCAGGCGATGGGCGCGCATACCCTCGCGGGGCTTACCTACGCCGCAGGCGAGTCCATGCTGTGCGCCCGTGAGGGGCAGGTGTTCGCTAACCGCTGGCGCGATGCCCGCCCCGAGGCCGTGCCTGGTGACGTGCGCCCGTGGCTGGAGCACGTCGAGCGCATGATTCCCGACGAGATGGAGCGCGAGCACGTCCTCAACGTCATGGCGCACCGGGTGCAATTTCCCGCTATCAAGTGCAATCACGCCATCCTCCACGGCGGGCTGCCCGGCTCCGGCAAGGACACCCTGTGGGCACCGTTCCTGTGGGCTATCGGCGGCGATTCGCAGGACAACATTGCCACCGTGCGGAACGAGGAGGTCAACTCCAAGTGGGGCTATAACTTGGAGTGTGAGGTCATGGTGGTGCAGGAATTGCGCCAAAACGAAGCTAAAGACCGCCGCGCACTGGAGAACAATCTAAAGCCGCTTATCTCCGCCCCGCCGTTCTTCCTCAACGTTGAGCGCAAGGGCTTGGCTCCCTACAAGACCGCCAACCGCCTATTTATGCTCGCTTTTTCCAACGAGCGCGTGCCAATCTCGCTGCCCTCAGACGACCGTCGATGGTTCGTCTTGTGGTCGGAAGCGTCCCGCATGACCACGGCGGACTCCGCCCGGCTGTGGGGCTGGTACGCTCAAGGCGGTATGTCGGCTATAGCCGCCTACCTGCGCGCCCGTAACGTATCGGCCTTCGATGCCGCCGCCACGCCGCCGTATACCGAAGCTAAGGCGCTCATGGTAGAGAATGGCTTCAGCAGCGCTGAGGCGTACCTGGTGGACATGATACGGGCGGGGCAAGGTGAGTTCGCCCGGGGGGCTGTCTGTGCCCCGTGGGGGCCACTGCTCGACCGCCTGCAAGGCCAAGCGCCCTCGGGGACTAAGCTTTACCCGGCGGCGTTCTTCCATGCCATGCGGGAGGCCGGGTGGATAGACAAGGGCCGGGTGCACTCGCGCCAGCACTCGACCAAGCGCCACTTGTTCTGCTGCCCGCAACTGGCGGACGCTCCCAGCTCCGAACTGCGCGCCATAGCAGAAAGCCCCGGCACTGCTGCCGGGGCTTTGAGGGTGGTTAAGTAAGGCGACGGGCGGGGCTATCCGATGTCGAATAGCTCCGCCACTGCCGCCGCCAGCAGCAGCCCGAGCAGGTAAAGCATTACCGGGCCGGGCTGGTGCGTGGCTTGGCGGCTTTCCGCTGTACCTGATTCGCCGGATGCAGCAGCCAGCGCCGCCCGGCGCGCTCCACGGCCTCCTGCTGGCGCTGTGCGAGCCGTTCCATGTCCTCCGGGGTGGTGGCCCCGACGAACAATGACGCCCCGTCCTGCGCCCTGCTGGCGCGCCATGCGTCCCGTATGCGTGCAGTGATATCTATCATTATCGTTCGTCCCGCTTGGGTGCGCGCTCGCGCTCCAGTTCTTCACGCAATATGTGGTTGTCCAGCGCAAGCCGTTCCAGTTCCGCCTCCAATTGGCGAATCCGGGCGGCTGGCGCGTCTATCTGCTGTTGCAGCAAATCAAAGTCTGCTTCGTTCATTGCGCTTTCCTCTTAGTGTAGTGACTGGCTACCGCCAGCATGGACTCCCACAGGCCCCACAAGGCCAGCAGGGTGATTAGGGCATAGGCCACGGCGAACAGGGCAGCCGTAGCGGCAAAGGCCCACGCGAAGGCGTCCACGGCGGTCATGGGCGGTCGCCTTCGTGCAGCGCTCGCAGGGTAAGCAACAGCTCATAGGCCGTCCGATACTTGTCCCGTTCCAGCCTGGTGCGCTCCAGTTCCAGTGCGAGCGAGTCCCGTTCGGCGGCTCTATCGTCCGCCAGCTTGCGCCAGCCGTCGCAAATTAGCCGCCAGCCGTCGGCGTGCAGGTTAGTTGTCGTCATTGTAGGGTGTCCTTTTGGTGTGTCTCTTTGCCGCCTCCCAACCCGCGAGGAAAGCCTGTCTCTGTTTCTCACGGGTGAGGTGGTGCGGCGTGCCACGGGGCAGCGGCGGGTAAAGCGCCGCCGCCGCTGCCTGTTTGGCGGTGGGCTTGGTCATTCGTCATCGTCCAGCACCGGGCCCAGCCAGTACGGCTCAAACCCTGTCCCGTGGCAGTATGGGCACTCTAGCGCCTCGTTGGTGAGGGGGTGGGGTATAGTGCCCGCCCGGTAGCACACCGGGCAGGGCGGGCGGCTATCGGCGCTCACGTGCTGCGCTGCTCTTGCAGCCAGTCATTAGCGGCGGCGATAGCTTGCCCCTCTACGTCTTCCGGGTCGCTGTCGCCTACCTCCTCCGGAGTAAAGATGATTACAGCCCAACCACGGGCGCGCAGGGCGTGAAGCGCGGCGGATTCTTCAGGGGATAAAATGTCGGTGTTCATGCGTCACCCGTCGCGCGCGCGATAACCTCTAGCGCGTGTTCTAGGTCGGTATCATCCGCCATTGGGTGAACTAGGCGTTGTAGTGCGGCTAACAGGTCGGGTGCTGCCGCAATCAAATTGCAATTGGCTTCTACTTCATCGGCGGGCAAATTGTCCACAATTAGTCGCGCTACATGGGTATTTCTACCTGAAAAAATGGTTACATATTTGGTAGCGGGCGGAATGTTGCGATGCCAAGGGCCGGAGGTGTGAGCGTTCATTCTGCGTCCTCCGCATAGGTGTCGGGGTGCGACTCTTCCCAATCCGACAGGATGTGTTCGGCAATCTCTTGCCAGTTCACATCGGACAGGAAAGCCTGCGCGTAGCTACGGGCGAAGCCGTCGGTGGTCTGCTCTTCAATGAGCAGTTCGGCGTGTTCACTGAGCGCCAGCGACAGCGCGCTCAGGTCGTCGTCACGGTCGATGCCTTCGGGCGCATCGCCCGTCACATCATCGACGGTCGCGCCGTCGAACATTTCGAGATTGACGCGCCATGTTGCGTAGTTAGTCCAGCCGTTATAGCGGGTGTCGGTGGTCATGGTGTGTACTCCAGTGCAGTGTATTAGATTGTTGGACGGGTCAAGATTAGCGCGACTGCGCGGGGCTGTCAAACGATGTGCAACGCTTGCCGTCGCAATCGTTCGGGTCGCTAGTGAGGACAAGCAGTAGCAGCGCTGCGAGCAGCACTAGGACGTGCCAGCGGCGGAGAAAGGGCGCATTTTTCATATTGGCAATTCCTGGCAAGGTGGCAAATTGAAATTTAGCGAACGCAATCGAGCGCGAGGTCTACGCGTTCCGATACGCCCATGTCGGCGTAATCGTCGGCGTGGTCGGCAAGGTGCGCTAGTGCGCGCTTGGCGTCGGCGCTGGTGCAGACGCCCAGTTCAACGAGGGCGTTCAGTTCGGCTCTGTCGTGGTCAAGATGTGTCATGGTTGTGCGTCCTGTGATGGATTAGCGAACGGAGAGAGCGTAGGCGATGGCGGCGGCTTCGTCGCTGGCCTTATTCCAGCGGTCGGCGGCGGCAGCGGCGGCGGCCTTGTCGTGGGCATCGCGGGCGGCATCGTAGGCATGTTGCCAAGCGTCCGCCTCAGACTGTGCCATTTGGTAGGCGTCCCACAGTTCGTCGGTGGTGCGGTGCTGGTAGCGCGCCTCAATGGCGGCTTCAACGGCGAGTTCGTGCTGTAGTGCGGCGTTCATTGTCTTGTGTCCTGTGGTGCTGGGGCGGCTGGAGGCCGCCCCGTGTGGTGGTGGTGTGGTGTTAAATGTTGCGTAGCGCATCGCGGGCGGCGCAAGTGGCAGCGTCCGCGCGTTCCAATCGTTCCGCCGCTTTCAAATAAGCGCGCAGGGCTAGCAGTTGTTCGCGTTCCGCAGCGCGCAGCGCGGCGCGGTACGGTTCCAGCCTTGCGGACTCTGCAGCATTAGCAGCGTCGGTGGCGTATACAGATGCGGACAGGGCAACTAGTGCGGGGGTCATTGTGGCGGTCTCCAGTAGTGGGCTGCGTTGTGCTACCCGTTGAAGATAGAATAACACAATCTCTCACACTGTCAAACAATTTTAGATGAAATTTTCTAACCTTTAGGTGAGCTGGAAGCGTGGGTGGTGTGGTGGCGTCGTGTGTAAAGGCGTGGCCTGTTGTGGGTAGTGGCGAAACGAGCGCAAGTTGTTGATTTACCAGGTGAAATTGTCTTGTGGGTATTGTTTTTATAGTTTGAAAAGAAACGAATAATAAAAGGTAGGGTTATTATGTATATGTGATTGGCGGCGCTGGCGGCTGCACGCTCGCCGTTTCGGAACCGATTTTTGTGGGTATACCCACATTGCCCACACTTGTACTAGTTCTATAACAACTTAGGCTCCGTGGTCACTTGTGGGTGGTTAAATAACCACCCACAAATGACCACGCTCTACAGTACTGTATATCCAACCACCCACAAGTGACCACGCTACCCACAAGTGACCACATAACAATTGTTACGGTTGTTTGGCTGGTGATTGTGGGCACTACCCACACTGCCCACATCACGAGGCTGATATCAGGAGGCTGATATCAGGAGACTGATATTAGGTGGCTAATATTAGTAGGCTGATATCAATGGGCTGATATCAATGGGCTGATATCAAGAGACTGATATCAGGAGGCTGCCAGGCTGTGCGGCGGTGCAGCATTGCGCGGACACCCCCCGGGTAGGGCCGAGCGCAGGGCCGTGACTGTAACGGTGACCCCATGAACAAAATTTTTTTCGCACCAAATCCATAAACAAAAGTGTTACGGCTTGCTGCCCATCACACATAGCGGTATGCTCCGCCCATGACCTTCAAGTCACTGCCGTTTGAACCCCGCGTCCTCAAAGCAACCGAGGCGCGCCTGCAGCGCATCTACGACGCCGCCAGGCTCGGTCTCAAGGGAGACGCGCTGGCGCTCGCCGCCGGTATGCTGCCCACCGAGTACAACCGCCTCTGCCAGATGGACCCGATGGCGGACATGGCGGCGCGCAAGGGCAAGGCGGACGCCGAGATGGAACTGTCCGGATATATGTTGGAGGCGGCACGCAACGGCGACGCCAAGGCGGCGCTGTCAATCCTCCAGCACCGCCACGACTGGACGGCCAAGCAGGAGGTCAGCGTGGACGTGTACCAGCGCATCAGCATCACAGCGGCGCTGGAAGCCGCCTCTGCCCGTGTGGTGGACGTCGCCCCCAGCCTCGACTACACTCCGCCCCAAAGGCTAGAGGGCCTGGTGGTTCAGGACGTAGAGGTGACCCAGTGAACTATCCGTATTTTGGTGTCAACAATGCCATGTCCGTGGACACTACCAAGCAGGGAATGTATGGGCAGAATGCTATGGTCCTGCCTGGTTCGTACGGTGGTGACCCTTACGCTGTTGTGGGCAATAGCGGTGTGGGCCTTGGTGGGTATGGCCCACAGAGCATTGCTGGCTTTCAGGCGGATATGAGTCCGTATCGTGCCATCAGCCCCGGTATGAACCCGTATCAAGGGATGACGCCCTTCGGAAACCACTACACCCGTTACCTTATGGGTGGTGGGCAGCGGCAGAACAGGTTGGCACGGCCTGTGCGTGGGGACTTTGCCTTTGGTGGCGGTAACCCCGGCAAGTTTGGACAGCCGCAGTTCTCGGGCTATCGTCCTGCCCTGCCTGCGGTGCAGACGCCTTACGATACGATTGGCTAATGCAGGAACCTCGCTACTCGTCCGCCGAGGAGCAGCTTCTTATGAGTAAGCTATGGTCGCCCGCCATAGCCGACGACCCGGAAGCATTTGTCAACTTCGCCTTTCCGTGGGGCGAGAAGGGTACGCCGCTGGAACACTTCCGTGGACCGCGTAAGTGGCAGCGAGAGGTGTTGCGTGACTTGAAGACGCACATCGCCGCCAACAAAGGCAAGGTCGACGCGGAAACATTCGACGTATTCCGGCTAGCAGTTGCCTCCGGACGCGGTATCGGCAAATCGGCACTGGTGTCGTGGCTCATCCTGTGGATGGTCACCACCCGCATCGGGTCTACGGTCATCGTTTCTGCCAACTCGGAAGCCCAGTTGCGCTCGGTGACATGGGCGGAAATCACAAAGTGGCTGGCGATGCTGATAAACAGCCACTGGTTTGAGATATCGGCTACCCGTGTCATGCCCGCCAAGTGGGTTTCGGAGTTGGTAGAGCGCGATTTGCGGAAAGGCACGCGCTACTGGTCGGTAGAAGGCCGACTGTGGTCTGCGGAAAACCCCGATTCCTACGCCGGTGTCCACAACCACGACGGCGTCATGGTCATTTTTGACGAAGCCAGCGGTATTCCGGACGCTATTTGGGACGTTTCTCAGGGTTTCTTTACCGAGAACACGCCAAACCGCTTTTGGCTGTCGTTTTCCAACCCCCGCCGCCCTACCGGCTACTTTTTCGAGTGCTTCAACGCCAAACGGGCGTTTTGGAAGTCCCGAAACATCAATTCGCTGGACGTGGAAGGCACGGACAACGCCGTCTACCAGCAAATTATAGAGGAATATGGCGAGGATTCGCCCCAGGCTAAGGTCGAAGTGTACGGGGAGTTCCCGTCCTCCGGCGATGACCAGTTCATCTCTGCCCACTGGGTAGATGAGGCGTTTAAACGCCCCGCCTACAAGGATGAAAACGCCCCTGTGGTCATCGGCGTAGACCCCGCCCGTGGGGGACTGGACTCGACCGTGATTGCGGTGCGGAAGGGCCGCGATTTGGTCGCTATCCGCCGGTACTCGGGCGAGGACACGATGGCTATCGTCGGGCGGGTGATTGAGGCTATTGAGGACTTCCGGCCTACCCTGACGGTCATTGACGAGGGCGGGTTGGGCTACGGCATCCTAGACCGCCTGACGGAGCAGAAATACAAGGTTCGTGGCGTCAACTTTGGCTGGAAGGCCAAGAATCCGGTGGCGTGGAAGAACAAGCGCGCCGAGATATGGGGTGCCATGCGGGAATGGCTGAAGACGGCCTCCATGAAGGAAGACCGTCAACTCAAGGCAGATTTGGTTAACCCTAAGAAGATTATCGACTCCTCGGGCGCTATCCAGCTTGAGAGCAAAAAGGACATGAAGGCCCGTGGCCTGCCCTCGCCGGACGCCGCCGACGCCATCGCTGTAACTTTTGCTTTCCCCGTGGCGCATCGGGAGTATACTGCGCGAAACCCCGTCCGAACCTACAGGGACGGAACCGTCACTAATAGTTGGATGGGAGCTTAGGAATGACCAGCAATACCAAGCCGATTGGCGTGGCTTACGAAGACCAAGACATTCGCGGCGCAAACGTCGTGTATGTGGACTCGGAATTGGGCTACACCACTGCCGGACAGGGCACTGTCACGCAGGCGACCGACAAGTCCACGGCTGTCACGCTGAACAAGCCTGCTGGCCGCATCACCATGAATGCCGCTGCGCTTGGCGCTGCCACTAACGTGTCGTTCACGCTGAACAACTCGTACGTCAGCAGCAATGACATCATTATCCTCACGCTGTCGGGCGGTATTGCTACGGCTGGCACGTACAACTGCTGGGTTAACAGCATGAGTGCCGGTTCGTGCAGCATCACCCTGCGTAACATCAGCGCCGGTTCGCTGTCGGAAGCGGTCATTGTCAACTTCGCCATCATCCATTGCCAGTAAGCCATGCCGCTAGCCAAATCGTCTAGCAAAGCGGCGTTCAAAAAGAACGTCGCGGCTGAAGTGAAGGCTGGCAAGCCTGCCAAGCAGGCTGTCGCCATCGCTTACAGTGTCAAGCGTGAAGCCGCCAAGGGAAAGCGTAAGTAATGGCTGATACAGGCATGATTGGCGCGGCACGGGTGGCTAACAGCCCCTCCTCCCGCCGTGACAAGGATGCCACTGACATCCTCGCCGTCGCTCGGACTCGCTTTACGCAGGCCATCAGCGCCTACGGCGATTCCCGCGAGGATGAGCTAGACGACCTGCGGTTCCTTGCCGCCAGCCCTGACAACCAGTGGCAGTGGCCCGCAGACGTACTAGCGACCCGAGGGTCGGTGCAGGGGCAGACCATCAATGCCCGCCCCTGTCTGAC